AAACTATGGACAGTTACTGAGATAGTTATTGATTTAAAATCTAATCAAACATCTTATACCATAGGACCTGCAGCTACTAATGATTTAGTTACTAATAAGCCTTTAAGACTTATTCAAGCTTTCTTAAGAAATATATCTAATACTACTAATCAAGTTGCAAAAGTATCTTTACTTTCAGGTGGATCAGGTTATACAGTACAACCTACTAATCCTGTAGCATGTACTGGTGGTACTGGTTCAGGTGCTACATTTAATCTAACATATAGTGGAACAACTGTTACATCAGCTCTTCTTGCTAATGCGGGTGGTAGTAACTATTCAGTAGGAGATGTTTTAACAATGTCTGGTGGTACCTTTGTTACTCCAGCAACTGTTACTGTAGACTCTCTTTTAAATACTTATATTGATTTACCTATGTCTATTCTTTCAGAACAAGAATATAACATCTTAGGTTCTAAGTATAATACAGGTACAGTAAACTCTGTATTCTATAAACCATCAGTTTTAAATGGTACTGTTAAAGTATTTTTAACACCTAATGCAAGTACAGCAACTACATATGAATTACACATGACTGTACAACGTCCTATTGAGGATATTACTACAGCTAATCAAACGTTTGATTTCCCTTCAGAATGGTATCAATGTTTACGTTGGGGTTTAGCATCAGAATTAGGTGCTGATTATGGTTTACCTACTGATAGACTTGGTGGCTTAATTCAAAGAGCAGAACAATATAAACAAAGATTAATGGCATGGGATGTAGAGTATGCTTCTACATTCTTCCAACCTGATATTAGAGCACAAGTACAAAGGTTTAGATAATGTCTGAAACCCTTAGACTTCCAATGTCTTATCCGATTGAGTTTAGATCAAGCTCAACGGCTAAAGGCTCTAAAATGGTTAACTGCTATGCAGAAGCAGATGGTAATACTGTTTATGCTAAAAAGAGACCTGGCTTAGCTCACGTTGGGGTAACCTTTGGATCTGGTGGTAAAGGTCAAGGTTTATATGTATTTCAAGATCATATTGTAGCAGTAGTTAATAATACTTTATATAAGACAGACTTAACTACAACAACAACTATTGGAACATTAACAGGGGATCTTAGTCCTTGTTCTTTTTCTAAGACATTAAATGACATCTATTTGTTTATACAAAAAGGTGACAGTGCTTATACTTATGATGGTGTTACATTAAAGCAACTTTCATCAGATGTAGTAGCTATTGTTAATGTAAGTACTGGTGGTACAGGATACTTTTCAGTTCCTACAGTAACTTTTTCAGCTCCTCCATCAGGAACAACAGCTACAGGTACAGCTAATATGTCAGGAGGTAGTTTAGCTACTGTTCATATTAATAATGTAGGTACAGGCTATACTTATGCTAATATAGCTTTTTCTAATCCTCAACTATCTGGAGGAGTTAGAGCTACAGCTACATTAGGTGTATCAGGTGGACATATTACTAGTATTACAATTACTAATATTGGTAGTGGTTATACATCTCCTCCTACAGGAACTATTACAGGTGATGGTTCAAGTGCTACTTGTGATTATACAACCATTACAGAAAACACATTAGAAAGTATTACAATTACTAATCCAGGAAGTGGATATACCTATGCCCCTTCTATTACAATTGGTAATCCTTGGGTAGCTAATACAGCAGTTACTTTAAATGAACAAGTTTTCTATAATGGTAACTTATTTACAGTAACAGTAGCAGGTACTACAGGGTCCACAGGACCTACTGATACTTCAGGTAATCCTTTTACAGATGGTACAGCTACATTAAAATGGTCAGGTATTGCTGCATCAGCTTATGCTTTACTTAATGGTTTCCCTACAGATACTATAGTACCAGGTGCTTCTTACTTTGATACTTACACATTCATTATGACTGAAGATGGTAAGATCTGGAACTCAGAACCTAATGATCCTAATAACTGGGATGCTTTAAACTTTATTACTGCAGAAGCAGAACCAGATAAAGGTGTAGCTTTAGCTAAACACTTTAACTATCTTGTAGCATTTGGTCAATGGTCTACAGAGTTCTTCTATGATGCTGGTACAGCTACTGGTTCACCATTACTACCTAACCAAACCTTCCGTATGGAGTTTGGATGTGCTAATGGAGATTCTGTTGTAGAAATGCAACAAACAGTTGTATGGGTAGGTGTAGGTAAGAATACAGGTAGAATGGTTCTTATGTTAGACGGTGTTAAACCTGTACAAATGTCCGATGCTTCAGTAGAAAGAATATTAAATCAATCTACACTAGAGAATGTTAGAGCTTATTCTTTAAAGATAGCTGGACATTATTTCTACATACTTAACTTACTAGATGATGACTTAACACTTGTATTAGATATTAAATCTAAACAATGGTGTATCTGGACATCTTATTTAAATGGTCAAGAGACAATATTAGATGGTGTATTCTTTGCTTCTTATAATAATGAAGCTTATACACTTGACAATATGGACGGAAAGTTGTATAATATTAGTGAGTATATTTATACTGATGATTCAGGTCCTATTCAATATCGTATCAGAACAAACCTAATAGATGCTAATTCTACTAAACGTAAGTTTATTGGTAGATTAGAAATAGTAGGTGATAAGATAGGGGCTACTCTCAGAATAAGACACACAGACGATGATTATAACAACTGGTCTCAATACCGTAATGTAGATTTAAATGCAAATCGAAGTGTTACGTATCAAAATGGTTCATTTAGACGAAGAGCTTATGAGTTCTTCTGTACAGATAACCAACCTTTAAGACTTCAAGCATGTGAGGTAGATGTAGATCCAGGGATAACCTAGGAGATAAAATGATTGAATTTGGTGTAGAGAAATACCACCAAGTAAGTGAAGATATTAAAGACCTTATTAAACTTCACTATGAAGAAATAGCAGTAAACAAAGATGTAATACCACTAGATCCTGATTGGGCTAAATATAAACAACTAGATGATAATGGGTTAATATTAACCGTTACAGCTAGAGATGATGGTAAACTCATTGGTTATGCTATATTCTTTGTAACAACTCATTTACATTATAAGTCAACGTATTATGCTAATAATGACTTATTGTATCTACATCCAGATTACCGCAAGGGTTTAATTGGTATTCGACTTATTACAATTTCTGAGAAATATTTGAAAGAAAAGGGTGTGACCAAAATCATGTGGCACATTAAGTTTAACAAAGACTTTAGTAGACTTCTTCATCATTTAGGATATGTAGACGAAGATATTATAGTGGGTAAAATTATAAAGGATTAATTATGGGTGTTTCTGCCGTAGCAAGTGTTATTGGTGAAGGAATTGCAGCTGACGTTGTCGGTAGTGCTATTACTGGCGCTGTCGTCAGTGGAGTCATGGGCGGTGATGTTGGTATGGGTGCACTTACTGGAGGTATCGGTGGCGGTGTTATGGGAGCCATGGGTATGGGTGGTGGTGTTCTTAACTATGGCAATAACAGTATTGGTAGTATCTTTGGTGGTGCCCCTACTTCTTCACTAATTTCTGGTGCTCCAGGTACAACTATGGGTGTTGATCAGCTTAGACAAGCTGTTAGTGCTTATGATGCTGTATATCCTGGCATGGGTGCTCAAATGGTTGCACAAGCTACAGGAAGTTCTGTTGATGCTATTAATGGTGCTTTAGCTGGTCTTTCATCAGGTATTACTACTGCAGGTCAAGCTGCTTTTGCTCCTGTATCATCAGGTGCATTAGGTGGTTTATTACAAGGTGGTAAACAAAGTACATTAGGTACTCTTGGTAATGTAGCTCAAATTGGTTCTGGTATTTACAATATGATGAACCCACCAACATCACCTGAAGCTGCTCAAAAGAATGCTGATCCTTGGTCTCAATATAGACCTCAAGCTGCTACACAGCTCAATCAAATTATGAATAATCCTAACCTTGTATATGGTATGCCTGGTTATCAATTCTCACAACAACAAGGTGCTAAAGAAATTGAAAGAGCTAGAGCTGCTACAGGTAACTTAGCTTCTGGTAATACTCTTGCTACTTTAAATCAGTTTGGTCAACAAAATGCTCAGAACTGGTGGAACCAATATGTTAATACTTTAGGTACACAAGCTGGTGTATCTAATGCAAGTCTTGGTGTTCAAGCTAATCAGTTTGCACAAAATAAGAATGATGTGTCTCAAACAGCAGCATTACAAAACATTATGGCTGGTGCAGTTGGTCTGTCACAAGCTGGTTTCTTTGGTTAAGGAGTATTAAATGATTGGTGAATTAACCCCCTGGTATACTAGACAAAAAGAGTACGCTGATTCTCAGATTCAACAGCAACAAGCTGCTATGGGAGCTATGAAGCTTGATTCTTTGATGAAAGCTCAAAGAGACTTTGAACAAATGTCTGCTGAGGAAAAGCTTAAACAAATAGCTACTCCTACTCCTACTGCTCCTGTTACTGATAAAACTAAAGCAGTTCCTACAGCTGTTCCTCCTGCAGCTACAGAAACTACTCCTACAACTAGGTCTGCTGACGGCACTCCTATGCCTTCATTTAATACTGGTACTGCTAGTGCAGAACCTGCTTCTAACCCTATGCCATCTTTCATGGATACAGGTAAACCTGCAGAAGCTGCTGCTCCTGCTGCTGAAGCTAATAAAGAAGTAGCTACAGGTAATAAACCTGCTAAAGAAGAGAAAACTCAAGTTCCTCTTTTAGATGAAATGAAGAACTCAAATACTGACTATAAAGCCTCTAAAGATAGAGTAGACTTTATGTACAGATTTGCTGATAAACTTCGTCAAAGTGGTAACTTACTTGCTTATCAAGATGCTATTAAAGTAGCTGATAATGCTAAGACAACTATGTATGACCATCAAATTAAGAACCTAGCCCTTCAAGATAAGTTCTTAGATACAGCATCTGGTCCTGTCTATGCTTATAAAAAAGCTATGGAAAAGATACAATTAAATACATCAGATCCACAATCATTAAAAGACTATCAAGAAGCTAGTGATAAAGCATGGGCTACTATGAAGTTAGATCTACAATCTAGAGGTATCCCTACATCTAGTATTGATGGTATTAATTCTTGGCAAGATAGAGCTCAAAGAGCTGATACTTTTATTAATGGTGCTTTAAATGGTAAAGAACAAATTACTCTTGCTACTAAAGAAGCTGAACTTAAAGCTAAAGAAGAAAGAAATAAGATTATGGATAGACATTATCAAAACCAAGATAATCTTGCTCTTCAGAAACAAATCTTTAATCAAACTAAGTTTAATGAAAAAGCTGCTAATGATCTTCTTAAAGATTCAGAAAGTGATATTAAAAGTCTTCGTATGTCCCTTAACACAGCTATCTCTAAAGATGATAGAGATAACTTTAGAAAAGCTCTTATTGAAGCTCAAGCTAAACATGATCAGCTTGTTAAGGATCTTAAAGAAAAAGCTAAGACAGATGGTATTAAATGGACTCCTGTAATTACTGGTGCTACTAAAGAAGAAGCAGCTCCTGTTGCTGCTACAAATAATGTAGCAACTGCTACTAATGAAGCTGCTCCTAAAACAGCTACATTAGATTCTTTAAATTCTGCTGAAAAAGATTGGGTAGAAAGAGCTAAAGCTCGACCTGAAAATGCAAAGATGTCTTATGAAGATATTATTGCTGAAGGTATCAAACTTAATAAAATTAATCCTAATGCTTCTCCAGCACCATCAACTGAAAAAGAACAACTTAAAGCTGATTTAGAAGCTACTAAGAAACAACTTGCTGAATTAAAACCTTTACCTAGTAGATTAGGTGGTATGTTACCTGATAAAGTAGGCGGTGGTGCTTTTGAAATCTTAGGAAACTATAGAAAACAAAAAGCAGAATCTGATAAAAAACGTAAAGAACTAGAAGATCGAATTAAAGCTATCGAAGAAAAACTAAAGGCTAGTTAATATACCATGGCTTTTGTAGATCCAGATACCATTACTTCTAGTAACACTAGTCGTAGTTCTAATCTTTCTCATTACCTTGATTACTTAGGTAAGTCTGAGGGAGCTGATTACAATACTATTGTAGGAGGTTCTACCTTTGATGACTTTTCTAAACACCCTGGTATTGTAGGTGTAGAAACTAAAGAAGGTAAAAGTACTGCTGCTGGTAAATATCAAATTACTAAAACTACTTATGATACCTATGCTCCTAAGTTAGGTATTAAAGACTTCTCTAAAGATAGTCAAGATGCTTTAGCTGAAGCTATTATTAAAGACAAAGGTGCTTTACAAGACATTGAAAGTGGTGATTGGAAAGCAGCTAATGAAAAGCTTGGTAGTACTTGGGCTAGTCTTCCTACAAGTAAATATAGTCAACCTAAACGTTCAGAAGAATGGTCTAGGTCTGCTTTATTTGTAGATCCTGATAAAACAGATACTAAAGCTACATCCTCTGGCTTTGTAGACCCTGATACTATTTCTACTAATAAATCTGGATTTGTAGATCCTGATTCCGTTAAAACTAAACCTACAGAAGATAGTGGCATACTAGGAGCATTTGGTAAAGCAGGTCTTAGTTCTGCTACTACTGCATTTGGTGCTGCTCCTTTCATGGCTACTGGTGCTGAGATTGGTGCAGAATTAGGATTACCTTTAGGACCTGTAGGTGTTATTGGTGGTGGTATAGTAGGTGGTTTAACTGGCATGATTGGTGGTGCTAAACTAATGAATGCCATTGGTGATACTATTCCTGATAATATTAAAGGTGTCTTTGGCTTTGATAAAGCTACTAGAGAAGCAGAACGTCAAGCTCATCCTGAAGCTTCCTTTGCAGGTGATTTAGCAGGTAACTTAGTACTCTTTAGACCAGGTTCTTTAGAACCAATTATTACTAAAGGTGGCTCAGTAATAACACCAGCTATGCAACGTGCTGGCATGGGTGTGTTTGGTGGTGGTTTAGAAGCTGGTCAAGAGTATATGAATGAAGGTAGGATTGATCCTATGCATGTAGGAGAAGCTGCTGCCTTTACTGCATGGGCAGCTAAACCTACTTCATATATGGATAAGATGGGTGGACTCTTTAGATCAAGAGAACCTATCTTTGATACCTCTAAAAAAGAATGGGGTGCTGATGGTGAATGGATACCTCCTAAAGAAACAGCTGATGGTATACCTATTAGACTAGGTCATACTGGTAAAGTCAGAGAAGACGGTACTTATGTTCCTGCTACTCATGTAAGAAATCCTGATGGTACTTCAAGTCACATTCAAATTGACATAGACCATATTAAATCTCAATTTAATGATAAACCCTGGACTAATCCTAAAGTAGAAGGGGTTGATTCATTACCTGAAACAGCATTTAAAACTCCTGAAGAATGGGCTCAGTTTGTACTTCGTCATGAAGAAGAACATACCATTTCACCTAGAGGTCCTGAAGAAACTAAAGCTGAATATGAGAACCGTATCAATCAACAAGCTTTAGAATCTCTTAGATCTAATCCATACTATAACTTATCTGATTCTACTGTCCCTCCTAAACCTAAGACTGACCAAGAGTTAAAAGACTCTGTATATGCTATAGGTAAAAATGAAGAGGCTGATAGAGTTATCAATGCTAAGTATGTTAAATCTGTCATGGAGAATGAAGGTTTAACTCCAGAGATGATGGATAGAATAGCTCGTTACTTTGAAGGTGATAAGTCTGTTCAGCTAGATACTAAAGAGATGGAAATGATAACTAAACACTATCTTCCTGCTAAAAAAGCTTTACAAGAGTACTATAAGTATGCTATTAAGAATAAGTTAGTTGAACCATTTGACTTTGATAAAGAGTTCTTTGGTCGTCAATTAAAACTTAAAGAGACTTCTAAATGGGAACAACTTAAGAACATTCTTACTGGTGGCAAGTTTGGTGGTTATGATATTAATGTTAAGAACCTACCAGGTGCAGCTTTAGAACGTACTTTATTTGTAGGAGAAACTCCTTCAGGTAGACGTATTGTTCTTCAAGGTCCTGATAAGAATGGTCAAATCTGGCAATGGAGAAATGGTAAAGCTGTTAAATTCACTAAACTAAAAGAAGGTGAATCATTTAAACCAGGTAATAGAATTGGTTCTACTAGAATTGTAGAAGCTAGAAGTCCTGAGATTGAAAAGCATACTCCTTATACTTATGAAAAGAACAGCTTATTAGTTCAACTTAATAAGGTAGCAGAGTTAAGAAGTTTATATCGTGTTAATGAATACATGAAGAACTTTAAACAATCTGACTACTTTAAAGACAGTGCTATTAAAGTAGAAGGTAATACTACAATCCCTGCTGATTGGAAGATGCCTAAAGATCAACAACAAGTCCTTGAGAAGTTCCCTCAATTAGCTGGTTATGCATTCCCTACAAGAACTGCAGAGATCATTGAAGACATGGTTCGTAATTATAAACCAGGACTTCTTACAGGTCTTAGTGGTGCTTTAATTAAGAACATGATGCTAAACCCATTACCTCACATGTTAAACGAAGCATGGCACTTATATAATGCTCGTGGTTTAACAGGTTGGGTAACTCCTGCAGGTATTGCTAGATTTGGTAAAACAGGTATAGGAGCTCTTAAATCTGCTATGACTCAAGATGCTTTCTTCTTACAAGTATTAAGAGAAGGTGGTTCTCTTCTTTCTGCTGATGTAAGAAGCTCTGCACTAGCTGATTCTTTATTCTTAAAAGCTAATAGAGAGTTTATGAAGACTCCTGAGGCTGCTCAGTTAGCAAAAGATTCTGGTATAACATTAGGTAAACTATATGATGGTTTATCTAAAAAGTCTAGTATAGCTATGTGGACTGTTCGTGATGCTATGTACTTACAACAGATCAAAGAACACATGATGTATGGTAAGACTTTAAAAGAAGCTATCATGGAAACAGAACGACACATGCCTTCTTACCGTATTAATGAACGTGTAGGTGAAGGTATTCTAGGTGCTGATATGTCTAGACGTTTATCTGAAACTTTACAGAATCCTAACGTAACAGTATTTAGTAGATACCATTATGGTATGATGAAATCTTTAGTTGAAACTGCTAAAGATGTAGCATCTGTTCGTCATGGTAAAGCTGGACTAAAAGACTTTTATAATGGTGTAGATACTGCTGCTGCTATTGCTGTGGCTATTGCTTTCTTATATCCATTACAAGATATGGTTGCTCAAAGCTTAACAGGTAATCCTGATGCTAAACAACGTAGAGCAGGTCCTTTCCACGTATGGCATGCTATGGAAGGTTTAGCTAGTGGAGATAAAGATCCAATGGCTGTGATCAGTTCTATCTTTACATTTAACCCTGCTCTATTATCTGGTGCTCAACTCATAGCTGATCGTAAGCTTTATAATGGTCAACCTATCTACCATCCAGAAGATAGTGCTGCTAAGATTTCTTACGATATTGGTAACTATATTTTAACTCAAATGCCTCTTGTTGGTCAAGCTGAGAAAGCACAACAAGCTGAAGAAGGTGGATGGCCTGAGTGGTTTGCTCGTCAAGCTGACATTGAGTCTCCTCCTGAAGATACTGTTATTAAACGTGAGAAAATTAAACATAAACGTGAACGTGCTGGTATTAATAGATCAGGCCGTTGGGAAGCTGATATGCAAGATGCAATAGAAAGTATAACTAAATAATGGCTACTCAATTACCTCCAATACCGAACAACCCAATTACTGACGTCTTTGTATGGCGTGATTGGTTCTATGCTGTTTCTCAAACTCTTGTTCAACAAGCAGCTATTGCCTGGTCTAGTCTTAACTTTACTGGATCTAATCTTAGAGATATACAAACTCGTCAACATAATGCTTTACAAGATATACAGGGTGGAATACCTAATCAGTATTATCATTTAAGTGCTGCTCAATATGCTACTATCGTATCTTTTCCTACAGTACCTTTTAGTGTACCTAATGGTGGTACTGGAGCTACAACTTTAACAGGATATGTATATGGTAATGGTACTAGTCCTATGACTGCTAGTACTACAATACCTTATACTGCAATTACAGGTCTATCTACTGTAGCTCATACTGGAGCTTATAGTGACCTTACAGGTACTCCAACAGGACTTA